ATGATTCTAGATAAAACAACAAAGCCAGATGACTACATGTATGATTACATGTCAGTGCCGGATGATACAGACTATGCACATTTATTTGAACGTTATGTTGATTCTTTTTCTCCAGCTGGTAATATATTTAAAACAAAAGAACTAGCACAAGCACAAAAAGCAAGGGACCTTAAACTAGAAAAAGCAGCGAAGGAAAGACAGATGGATAATTGGGAATCACAATTTAGAGGTGGTAATATACACGGATACTACAGAGGTGGCATGACTATGGATGATTATAAACCTCTAGTAGATGAAAGTAGACGCATGACTAAACTAAGAAATATGTCTGATGTTGAAGCATTAGCAAGAATGATGTTTGCTGAAAGTTCTCAAAATGAAAGAGATGCACACGCAATTGGACATGTAATTCAAAACAGGGCTAAATACAGTGGGCCTGATAGTACTTACGGTTTACATGAAAGTAAAAATTATTCCCCAATAAAAAGAGTTATTGCTGGACAAAATCAATTTACTCCTTTTAGAAGTGCGGATAATCTTCAATTTTGGGATTTTGATATGACGGAAGATCATCCTTATTATAAATATGCCGCACAAATTTTAAAAGGCGAAGCAGATGATTTTACTCAAGGAGCTACAATGTTTGACTTGGATCCTAATAAATATGCAAAAGGATATAATGATCTTTGGAATTTTCATCCTGCGCAATTTGAACATGAAGGTCCACATTCTTTTTGGTCTATATCACCTAGAATGAACAGAGGTGGCATGGCAAGACAATACACCGTTGATGATGCAGTAAAAGATTTAAAAGCTAACCCACAACGATTTATGGCTGGCGGACTAGTTAAAAAACTTTTTGCACCAAAGGTCATAGGCAAAAGAACAAATTACAAGCCTAAATTAACAGGACCAGATTTGGCAAGAGTAAGAACAGATTTGTACACACCACCAGAAGGTCCTTACACAATAACAAATGAAAGTGGTGCAGCAGTATTAGATAAAACTTATAAAACTTTGGATGAAGCACAAGCTGCTTTAAAAGAACTTGCAGGTTTAAGAATGTCGGATGCTTCAAAATTTAAGATATTTGGTAAACGACCACCAAAAACACCAGAAGGTGTAAATGAAGCTGCACCAGAAGTAAATCTTGGCATGGTAGGCAAAGAATTACCGCCAGAGAAACCAGGTGCAATGTTCTGGAATTCAAGGGAAAAGATTATTGGAGCACCGTCAGAAATTATGACAGGAAGTGAATGGTTAAAATATTTAAAAATGCCAAAGCATGGTATTTTTAATCCTAAATTTAATCCAATAAAAGATATGGAATTAAATGATACAGGACTAGCACCATATCTTTCAAAACTAGGTAATAAAAAAGTAACTAAAGAACAGTTAGTAAAAGATTTTGATAATAAATTAGCACCAGAACTTGATGTTGTAGCACTTGGTGGTGATAGAGTGCAGGCAGATAAAATTTACAGGGACGTAATGAAATATGACTTGCAAGAATATCGTCCTGGACCAGTAAAGAATGTTTTGCAATCAATACGTAATACAGCAGTACCATTAAAAAACGCAATTCAAAATAATAATCAAGAAGCAGTTAGTAAAATAATTGATGCAATTGAAAATACAGTTTTTAACAACACAGGTGTTGCAAATTCAATTAGAGAAGGATTTCCGCAAAAGTTTCCTTTTCAACTAAAAAAGATCTTGCAAGATATATCATCTGTCACAAAAACAAGATTAGCTGGATTTGATGAATATGCAAGAGCAGCGCAATATAGAGGAACACAAACATTAAGTGGTGGTGAGAATTACCGTGAATTTGTATTTAAATACAAACATCCAAGGGGATCACTTCGTGAGACTGAACCGTATATGACGTACGGCGATGTTGCAAAGAAACAAGGTGCTCCTGAGCATTTTACATCTTTATCTGATAAAGATACAATGGGTGGATTTATGCACATGCGTACATCCGATAGAACTGATGAATTTGGTAGAAGAATATTGCACATAGAAGAAATACAAGCTGATATGCACCAAGCAATGAATAGAAAACAAAGAGCGGTTAAAAAGAAATTAGCAGAGGGTAAAAAAGTAACTAAAGAAGAATTAGCAGAATCTAGATATGCCCCACGTGGCGATTTAGTTGCAGAAACTGTAGATAAAGCAAACGAGGATCAATTAAGATTAATTTTAGCTAAGATAGATGAAATACAATCTGGACCTATGAATAAACAAAAACAAATAAGATTAAATAGACTTAATAAAGAGCGAATTAAAATAAGAAAAATAATTGAAGATAAAAAAGCTAAAATGGCAGAAGGTGATCATAGTGGTGTTCCAATGGGTCCACTTAGTAAAACGGAAGACTATAATGAATTTGTTATGAAGTATGCAGTTAAAGTTGCACAAGAAGGTGGTTATGATGGTGTAAGTATTTCAAGTCCTGCAATAAAAAATATAGGTAATTCACCTGGGTCAAGAGATTACGTAGGCAATCTAACTGCTTACGGACCATTAGCAGAAGGTGCTATGAAAAAGGCAGCAAATAAAAGTGGTGCAAAATTTATAAAAACTGCTATAATGGATGGTGACGGAAGAGGATGGGAAGTTCCGATGATTTGGTTGGATGATGCAGCTAAATTTAATGTTCAAAAAGGTACACCTATCTACAAGAGAGGGGGAATAGCTATCAATGGCTGATAATAATAAAAATAATATAGATAAAGCATTAGAGGCACTTACAGGTGCTCTAGAAATAGAACCTACTGGTGAAGAGGTACAATTAGAGCCTGATAAAGGTATTGATTTTGAGCCAGATGTAGAATTAATGGAAGATGGTGGTGCAGAAATTAACATGGACCCAAATGCTCCCATTGACACATCTAACGTACCTCATGATGCAAATTTAGCAGAATATATTGATGAAAATGAATTAAGTAGATTCGCTTCGGATCTACTAGCAGAATTCGAATCGGATCGTGATTCAAGGAAAGATTGGGAAGATACCTATATCAAAGGACTTGATATGTTAGGCTTCAAATATGAAGACCGCACACAGCCGTTCGAAGGTGCATCTGGGGTCGTACATCCCTTACTCGCTGAATCTGTTACACAGTTTCAGGCTCAAGCGTATAAGGAACTTCTCCCCCCAAGCGGCCCCGTAAGATGCCAAGTTATAGGTCTAACGACTCCTGAAGTAGAAGATCAGGCAAAACGTGTAAAAGACTTTATGAATTACCAAATTACAGATGTAATGACAGAATACGATCCGGATATGGATCAATTATTATTTTATTTACCACTTGCCGGCTCAGCGTTTAAAAAAGTTTACTATGATGGATTATTAAAGCGTGCTGTGGCAAAATTTGTTACAGGGGAAGATTTAGTAATAAATTACATGGCAACAGACCTTTCAAGTGCAGATCGTGTAACACATATTATAAAATGCAGCGGTAATGATGTAAGGAAACAACAGTTACAAGGATTTTATCGTGACATTGACCTTCCAACTGGAAGTGTTGATTCAAATGATGTTTTAGATAAAATTGATGAACTAGAAGGATCAGAAAAAAATTATGCTGCAGGTGATGATGAACATGTAATATTAGAAATGCACATTAATGCTGATGTGCCAGGTTTTGAAGATACATCTGGTGTTAAGTTACCATATGTAGTGTCTATTGATCAATATTCGCAAGAAATCCTTTCCATAAGAAGAAACTGGAAACAAGGAGATCCAAATTTTACGAAGAATGATTATTTTGTACACTACAAATTCCTCCCAGGACTAGGGTTTTACGGCTTTGGTCTAATACATATGCTAGGTGGGTTGTCAAGAACTGCAACAAGTGTTTTGCGACAGTTAATTGATGCAGGTACTCTTGCCAATCTGCCAGCAGGTTTTAAAGCACGTGGTATGCGTATACGTGACCATGATGAGCCTTTACAACCAGGAGAGTTTAGAGACGTGGATGTTACAGGACAATCAATAAAAGAATCTTTATTGCCACTACCATATAAAGAACCATCACAAGTATTATTTGCTTTACTTGGTTTTGCAGTTGATGCAGGTAAATCATTTGCTGCCATAGCAGATATGAAAATGGGCGAAGGTAATGAGCAAAACCCTGTTGGAACTACATTAGCTTTAATTGAACGTGGAACAAAAGTGATGAGTGCAATTCATAAAAGATTGCATTATGCGCAAAAAATAGAATTCAAATTACTTGCAAAAGTATTTTCTATTTATCTTCCACCACAATATCCTTACATGGTTGCTGGTGGAAATCAAACGGTTAAACAAACAGACTTTGATGATCGTATTGATGTGTTGCCAGTATCGGATCCAAATATTTTTTCCATGGCGCAACGTGTTACATTGGCGCAGCAGCAATTACAATTAGCTAACGCTGCACCACAATTACATAATTTACGTGAAGCATATAGAAGAATGTATGATGCAATGGGTGTTGATAATGTTGATGCAATATTAAAACCTGATCCTGAAATGCCAGAACCAGTTTCTCCTGCAATGGAAAATGCTGGTGCTATGCGTGGTCAAGGACCTAAGGCATTTCCAATGCAAGATCATATGGCACATATAGAAGCACATGCTGAATTTATGTTTACAAGAATGGTACAGATTAATCCGCAGTTATACGCAATGTTACAAGCACACGTATCAGAACATATTGCATTAATTGCTGCACAACAAGTTACTGAAAAATATAAACAGCAATTTGAACAGTTACAGCAACAGATGCAACAAGCACAACAAAACCCGCAGGCAATGCAGCAATTGAATCAACAAATGGATCAATTAATTAACCAACAAGCTGCTGAGCAAGCTAGAGTTGAAGCACAAATGACTAAACAACTAGCACAAGATGAAGAAGCTAGAATAAGCCGTGAGCAACAAGATCCACTTGTTAAATTAAAACAACAAGAAATTGATCTAAAAGCTATGCAAACGCAAATGCAGATGCAAAAAGACATGGTTATGGATTCTGCAAAACTTGATCTTGAAAGAGATAAGCTGGAAGCAGATACAAGTATTGACTTGATGAAAGTTGCAGCTGATGCTAATAAGGATACTAACAAAGAAGATTCTGCCGAAGCAATGGCAATTTTAAAAGAAAATATGGCGGCTACGAGAGAAGCCATGAAAAATGAAATGGCCGAGAGGAAAAACCAATCAGCTGAAAGAATAGCGAGGGAAAATGCACGATCCAGAGCAAACGGACAAAGTAAAAAAACAACTGGAAAAGCTTAGTTCTGTAATGCAACAAGTTGAAGAAGTTGCAAGAGCAAATATAAGTTCAGACGAAGATGTTTTACAAGTGTGCGGAGCTATGTTAGCAGTTACACGTAATATGTATGCTGACGCATTAGGACCACTTGATGCATCTAGAGTTTTTCATGCCGCTGCTGATAGTTTTAGTGTCACTGAAGACATACTAGACGTGTTTAGGCGAGAACCTAAACCAACAATACATTAGGAGAAAATATGCCAAAAGTAGGAACTAGAAGTTTTCCATATACATCAGCTGGAACACAGCAAGCTCAAAAGCATGCGCGTGCTACAGGACAAAAAGTTATGATGAAGAAGGGTGGAAAAGTTAAAAAAGGCTACCGTAGGGGTGGTCTTAAAAAAGGTAAATAGGAGGTAAATATGAAGTTACTAAAAGATTTATGGGCACACTTGAAAGAGTGGAGCGACTGGAAACTTAAGGATTGGATTAAGGCCGGTATTGTTGCCATAATAGTAATAGTGATAATTGGAGCTATTTAATGGATGCAAGATCAGCATATCTAAAACGTAAACATACTCCGACCCCTTTTAGTCAGGGGCCGGAGATGAAAAACTATAGCCGTATGATGGAGCTGCAAGCGCAAGCACCTAATTTTACAGCAAATGATCCACGTTTTGATGAACTTAAAG